CCCCCTTTAACACGCCCCCTTTAACACGCCCCCTTTAACACGCCCCCTTTTCGGCGATGCGTTGCTATCTTTTGGTTGAGTGATGATGCTTAAATACAAACGCACTCAATGACACGTCGTTGTTTCTTTTTTCGGATGGATGCGTTTGTATCTTTGTAAAATATTTGCAAGATGGGTTTACAAAAGATACAAACGCACGCGATGACACGACGACGCGCTGTTTCTTTTTTCGGATGGATGCGTTTGTATCTTTGTAATTGTCATCATGTTTCCAACGTCACGGTGCCACGCCAGGCTTGGATGATGAACAAAAGAACCTCCGTATTCATTTACGGGCCAAAAATTACGGCGCCCTTGGGAGATGGAGATACATTTCATCTGTTGTACGTTTTGTTCCGTCTTACAAAATCGTCGTTTGTGAGACAATGGCAGGCAGGACATTTATGTCCACGAAGATTTTTTGGGGGGCCCTAACCAACCTTTACGAGTGCGTTTTCGAAGCACTTTTATGCTCCCCAAACGAAGATTGGGGAAGGAGAAACAAAAGATGAAATGCGAATTTTCGAATTGACTGTTCAATGGTTCGTGGCCCAAATAGAGTACTCACACCATTGAAAAGTGCTTCTAAAATTTACCCCTCCCAAACGAAGATTTTGGAAGGTCGGACAAAATTTCAGAAAACGTTTTTCGAAGCACTTTTCAACGTTGTGTAGCCCAAATCGAGTACTCACACCCTTGAAAAGTGCTTAGAAAACGCACTCTGAAATGTTTGTCCGACCTTCCAAAATCTTCGTTTGGGGAGCATAAAATTCGCATTTCTTTTGTTCGTCTTTCCAAAATTTTCGTTTGGGGAGAATAACTTTTCAACGTTTTGTAGCCCAAATCCGGTACCTCTATGCTCCCATCCCAAACGAAGATTTTGGAAGGAGGAACAAAAGACGAAATGCGGATTTCGAAGGAAGCACTTTTCAATGGCTCGCGGCCCAAATTGAGTACTCACGTACTGGAAAAGTGCTTCCTTCGAAATCCGCATTTCGTCTTTTGTTCCTCTTTCCAAAATCTTCGTTTGGGATGGGTAAACTCACACCCTTGAAAAGTGCTTCGAAAACGTACTCGGAAAAGTTTGTTCAGTCTTCCAAAATCTTCGTTTGGGAGGGGTAAAGTTCATAGTTAAGTTCATAGTTCCAAAAAGATAGCGTCCATCAAACGCCTGTTCGCATCTGCGTGGCCTTGCTGCGGCCTTGCGATACCAGTCCACGCCCGCAGCCTTGTCGACCGGCACGCCCTCGCCGATGCAATAGGACCGGCCAACGCCGTAGTGGTAAGCGAAGCCCACCAGGCTCTGCGCCATCAATGGTCCCATCAAGTGGCCTTTCTCAACGACCTTGCGGTGCCAGCGGCTCATCCTCCTGATGCCTTTACGATGGTTTCATGATTCATTAAACTTTTTGTGTCTGTTGTACACCCCCACCCATCTCGTGAGCGCCCGAGCCCTCATCGGGGTGGTTCGTCGCGTCTCCGCCGTCTTGCTGCATTGTGCGTAGGAGCTCGCTCAACGTCGCTAGTGGGGTCGCGTCGTCCTCGACCACGCCGGTAAGGGCCTCGAACGTCTCGTCGTCGCGACTTGGCCTCTCGAACAGCAAGGCTGCGAGCTGATTGCGCACTTCGTCGCAGCGTTCCAAGTGGGCGTCGCGCTGACATAGCATCTCGTGGCGACGTTGAATCTCGTTCATGGCGACGTCGCTCGCTTGCCCGCGGTAGTACACAGTTAGGCCAAGCGTCGCGTCGGCGGTGTCGCGCGCATTCACCTTGGACTTGACGGGCCGGATGGTAACAAAGCGAAAGATTCCATCCGCGTCGACGGTGACGACCAGCTGCACTCGACGCGTGGCGGAAGATGAGGGGTGCGCGTCTCCATCGCCGTGCGTCGCCGCCGCCACGGTACACGCCCCTATCGGCTCCGAGTCGCCGTAGACGCACCCGAGCCGGGTCGACTGAGTGATGGTCAACGCGACCTTCTTGGGTCGGTCGAGGCGAGTATTGGCCTTGTAGACCAGTTCGACCGAATCGTCGATGCGTAGCGAGATGGCATGCGCGTAAATATCCGACACGGCGAAGGGTCGCGACTGATAGCGGGGCGACAACATCGCGGCGAACAGCGCACACCCCTTGGCGACACACTCGGACGAATCGATGGTCCGGGATGGTTCTTGGCGCAACGCACGCGCGACGCACGCGATCACGCACGGAGTGCGACTGCCACCGCCGACCAGCTCGACGCGGTCGACTCGGTCGACCGCCGCAACGCGCAGGCTCTCGACGGCAGCGCTTTGTATCGCGTCGAGCATCCCCGACGCCCTCGCTTCGAACTGCTGGCGTGTGATGCAGACGCTGAGGTCGCGCAGGTTCCCGTGCACATCGGGCACGCACTCGACCGTCAGATGCGCGTCCTTGTTCGTGCTCAGGACGCGCTTGACCTTCTCGCATTCCTGTAGGATGCGCAGTCGACCTTTTTGCATTGCCTCGGGCATCGAGGCCAGCGTCGGAGACGCCGACGCATCGTAGTCGGCGTCCGCCAGCCGCGCGATCAGCTCGTCAAACGCGCGGCCGCCGACGTGCTCGTCGTGCACGTAGGACAGCACGTCGCACTCTGCGCCGTCGACCCGCGCGACCGAGACCTGCAGATGCGCGTGTCCGACGTCGACGATTGCGACCGTGTGGGGATTGTCCGACGGGCGAGGCATGCTGTACGCGACCAGCGCCGCCGTCGTCTCGTGCAGCAGTCGCGACACCCGCCACTCGGCGATGCGCGCGGCGTCTAGCAACGCCAGGCGTTGCGATTGCTTGAAGAACGTCGGGCACGACAGCACGCACTCGGACACGTCGGAGCGCAGCGACTTGCACACGTCGCGGCGTACGAACGACAGGAAGGCCGCGAGCAACTCGACGGGTGTGAACGACTCCTCTTCGACCACAAGCGCGCCGTCGTCGGTGCGTCGGTGGACCGGGACGATGCACGCGACCATCCCGTCCGGCGTCTCCTCGCACCGGACGGTCGCGTTGGTACACTCGCGCTGGACGATCGGGTCGTCGTACCGCCGACCGATCAGGCGCTTGAGGTTGCACACGGTGTACGGCGCGTGGCTCACCCGCGCGTCGCGGGCGACGTCGCCGAACAGGCGACCGCCGCGCTTGGAGAAGGTCAGGAACACGGGCGTCGCGCGATTACAGGCCACGTTTAGCACGATGTCCACCCCACGATTCGCAGCGACCGCCACGACCACCGACTCGTTGCCAAAATCAATCCCGACCACCGTCATTTTTAGATGGCATCACAGCATTTAACATACTTACCATGCGTGCGACCTTGCACGTGCCGCCACATGACGATAACAGGATGATTGTGTGTCCTACGCCACTGTACGTAGATTCTGTCGTAGAAGCGCAACGGGCGTGCGTGCCAGCCGTGCGTAACGGGTGTGTGGATGATAGCTCGACGATGGTGAGCCGATGCGTCGAGCAACAATTGCGCGATTTTGCACCCACGACTTGAAGCAATAGGCATGCGCGAGTACTCAAATCAGGCGAATTTTGACACTCTCATGCAGTGTACCGTAGAAGCGCATCGCATCAGCGTTGACATCTCACGATGATAGCAAGATGACGCTTCCGTCGAAAAACAAGATGATGAGACCATGGATAATCTATTTGGGACGGATGAACAAACCATGAGATGTGTGGTTTGCCGGGCACTTTCAATGGAAAATCCAGTCAAGTGTATGCTCCCCAAATACTCAGGCCCTTGAAAAGTGCTTCGAAGACACACGCCGTATTCTATGTGTCGTGGGCGAGTCTTACTCGGCCATCTCATTCAGAATCATCTTGTCAAGCCGGGCGTGAGAAAGCCACCGCGTGTGGCACAGACGCTTCGCCACCCGATTCAGTTTTAGTTGGCGTCTTTCCATCTTCTGTCTGGACGAGCGGGTCGCGTTCCGCCACTGGTGCGCGTTGAGCACATGGCGATGTTTGAGTGGGTTGCGCTGAGGTTGCATGCGCTCGGTCGTCATTGGACTCATTTCATGTTCCGCATCGGATGCCGGATTTAAATCATTTTGAGTGGGTCAGTGTCGTCGAAACTGCATGCAGCAGGTCGCACATGTCGTTCGGAGTCTCCGGCGAATTTGTGCACGATGTGTGACGTTTACAGAGGCGTGGCAGTCCGTTTCGCAGGCGCTGTGCCCCTCGGATGATGTCGATGTAGCATCGCACCTCCACGCGACGTTGCATGTGTGATATCATGGAGTGTAGCATTTCGGCCAGCCCGATGTTCATCTGCAAGAACCCCACCCGCTCTTGCAAAAAGGTGCTGAATTGAAGCGGCGACGTCGCGCGGTCCCACCGGTGCAGGATGCGCCGCACCTCGTCGCTCGCCATCGACTCGTTAAGCATCAAGTCCGTCGCAAGGGTCGTCGTACGCTCGACCAGCTGAGGCACCTCGGCGCGGATGTTGCACGTTTCCTTGTGGCGTAGACGCTCGAACGACTCCAGTTGACACTGGTTCCATGCGATGTCGAGGGGGTTGTCGCTCGACTCGAGGCGGTCCTGGATGTGCTCTATCTGCTCGGTGAGTGTTTGAATGGCGGATGCAGCCTGCATGTACTTGCGTGTGTCCGCGAGCATCGCATCCGATAGCTCCTCCGGAAAGCGACGAATGGCGAGCAAGGCCCCGATCAACATCGGGTCGTCGAGGCTATGGTGCGACGTGACCGGCGTGCGACACACCGGGCACAGCGGCGAAAAAGCGGTCTCCTGCATGAGTCGACCACCGACCATGTGGTCGATGGTCGCGAACATCGTCTGCGCAAAGTGCGTCGCGATTCGGGCGTGACATTCGCCGCACCACTTGGCAACGCACTGCGGGCACGCTTGTGCGCTGCGGATGTTGCCCATGCAAACCGCGCACTTCATCGACGCGGCCGTGGTTGTTCGTCCCGGGGATTTAAATCGTTATGAACGAGCCGCGCTTCGAACCTTTGCGGTCGGAGGAGTTTGGCGTGCAACAGAATCGCACGCATCGCCGAGAGATTCCGAAATCGAAACGCGTGATCCACGAGCTGGTCTGTGCGCAGCGAACGCTGCACCGCCGGGTGTAGCAGCAACGCCGGCATCACCCTGTAGCCACCGAGCTCACAGGTGTCAAACAGTACCATACAATCGTCGAACGACGGGTCGACCCTCGGGTCCCACAGCAGAGTCCGGACGATGCTGGGGTTGTCGATCGAGCACGCGGCGCGCAGACACGCGTATTGGCGATGCGTCGGGTCGACGCGTGCGTCGTTCAGTAACAGCGCGACGGCCTCCTCCTGGGCAAACATGCAGGCGTAGACAAGGGCGATGTTGTACGCGGCATACTGCTCGTGTGTAATCGGATACGCCCGTTTACTCGCGTCGAGCAGGTCGTCCAGTCGCCTCGTGTCGCCGGACTTCGACGCGCTCGCAAGAGCGTCGACGAAAAAGGAATACTGGTCGTCGTCCCATCTGTCCAACCCGCGCAACTCATGTATGTAGGCCTCGTCGACCGCTGCAACAGAGTCGCCTGTATGCATTTTATAGTCTTTTTTTACAAAGATTTTGTTCCGATGATGTTACAAAGCGACCCGTAGTGCGAACGGTGCTGCATGCGGACCCGGAGACCTACAACTGGCCACCATAGAGACATCCTCACCATATGCATTGGTTTTGCAATGCATATGGTTTTGGTATAATCACAAGTCAAAAACTACCCGAGTCTACCGGCATCCATCTACGGTGCGTGCAGCCCCACCCTCACCCCTACCCTACCCACCCAACCGGCGCGTTCTGGCCGTCTAATCGTGAATGGCGTCGTCGTCCTCGCCGTTGTTGTGCTCGACATCCGCCGAAATCTGCACCGGAAGGTCGGCCAGCAGTCGAGTCGGGCCACCCGTGTTGACGAGCTTGTAGTTCACCTCGAAGACCTTGAACTGCAAGGAGACCTTCGCGCCCACGAAGATGGAGTCGAGCTTCAGCGCGCAACGCACGTGCATGCGCTTGTTGAGCAGCGACTTGTGGTCGTGGTGGGTATGGTGGCTGTCGGTAAAGGACGTGACGCAACTCTGGCCGTCTTTGCGCACGATGAGCTTCGGATACAAGACGGGACCGGTGCCCGGCACGACCACGCCCTTCTCCTTCTTGTAGTATAGCGGGTTCAGCTTCTTCAGATCGGCGAGGGTGATCTGGTCGTCGCCAAACTTGCCGAGTTCCTCGTTGATGGGCTTGCTGCACAGCAGGGTCTTGCACGCGTCGACGAGCTGATTGAACAACTCGACAAACCGCTCCTCGTCGGGCGTCGGGCCGGTCTTGCTGTGGAGGCACAGCGGGAGCGTGTAATACTTGACGTTGGCCAGGTTCTCGTCGATTTTTTCGCCGATGTTGGCTTGCGGCGACACGCCGAAACTATAGACGGTCGGTGTGGCGATGAAGAGCGAGGGGAGGACCCTCCCGTTCTTGAAGGCGCTGATCGGAATCCGGTAGGTGTTCGGGCTCCCACCGTTGATGGGCTTTTGAAGGCGTAGCGTTTCCGCCGTGAAATCACCAGGAACAATCAACTGAGACATTGCAATCTGTTTTCCTATCCAGGCGGATTTAAATCATTTTTGAGGGACGCACGGCTGCGATCGCAATCGCAAACTCAGCGCGTCTGCCCGTCTGTCGTGCGCGCCGGCGTGCCGGTGGGAGGGGCGCGTGTGGGGGAGGGGCGCGTGTGGGGGAGGGGCGCATGTGGGAGGGGGCGTCTGTGTTAAGCATATGCCCATCTGGATAAATACATCCGGAATGTCTTGGTCCGTCAGCATGCAGGAGCCGTATCACTCGCGGGCGTCGAACGAGCGCTCGGTCGCAGAGGAGCCGCTGGATTTGACCGGCCGTCTCTACGACGAGAGTCACCAGAATGTTTACAAGCGCGTGCAGCCTCGGTCGGGGTTTTCCATCATGACCTCTTCGATTCGAGACAAGTCGTTCGCCGAGTCGTACGACAACGGGATCAGCCCGCTCTCCCACGTCGAGCAGTATACATACGACCTGCACAAGAAACGGTCGAGTGGCGTCACTATGTGGGAGTACGACGCGGGCGCGCCGGACCCGGCCGACGCGCCACCGACGCAACCGTCGACCCAGCCGCCGGCTGCAACGCCCACGGCGACCGAAGCGACCCCGGAGGAGATTCCACCCCCCGACGTCTTGAACGAGCACGCCAAACAGGCGTTCGCCGCGTTAGAGGCGATGTCGATTGAGCCGACGTTCGAGAACCTGTACCTGGAGCTCAAAAAGCGGAAACTGAGCGAGACCGTCGTCGCGTACATTTTGGACAACATGATGATGCACAATATCATGCGCTCGTTGAAAGAGCAGCAAATCGCCGTGACCGACGAGTCGATGAAGGAGGAGATGGGCAAGAAGGAGATCAACGCCGGCATACGCGACCGCGTGTTGCGCCGATTTGCGGCGTGGAAGGAGGCCTCCAAGGTTGGCGGGACGTAAGCGCGTCGGGGGGGGGCAACGGCCGTCCATCGTGGTGCCAAAATTCAGTGCTCAAGCCACCTTCTAACACATGTCATCATGTTCAATGATGGCTCGTTTGGGTAGAAACAGCATTTGGCGAAAGAATGTGAAGGTCGGCTCTAACGTAGCGAATACGTCTGGCTTTCACGCCCCAACGAGCGAAGTGGAACAACCGCCGCAACCGGAGGAATGGAATTGCCCTCCCAAACGAAGATTTTGGAAGGAGGAACAAAAGATGAAATGCGGATTTCGAAGGAAGCACTTTTCAAGGGCGTGAGTACTCGATTTGGGCAACTAACCATTGAAAAGTCAGTCGAAAATCCGGATTTCATCTTTTGTTCCTCCTTCCGAAATCTTCGTTTGGGGAGCATAAAATCTGATTGATAATTAAATGGTAGTAGACACTCGTGCTTGTAACACATGGGTGATGGCCGGATATTGCGAAGGTTTCAATGAGGCCTTTATGATGCAAAATTTACCCCTCCCAAACGAAGATTTTGGAAGGATTGACAAAAGAGGAAATCAGGATTTTCGAAGCACTTTTAAAGGGTGTGAGTACTCGATTTGGGCTACGAACCATTGCGAAGTATATC